TCAGCCTCTAAAACACGACGCCCGACAACCTTGGCAAGCTCCCCATATAGCCGGACTTTACGCAACATGACGCAACCGCTTCCCTGTACAGGATTGTAGCCATCCTCCATACAAATCCCTAGAAGACAGCCGTTCTGATAAGTGATGCAGCACCATCCCATCACCGATGTAAACCGCACAATGATTTAAACCAGTGCCATTGATCTGCATCAACAACAGATCGCCCCTGATCAATGACTCATCTTCAGTCAGCTCACGAAAGCCTGTCGCAGCCCAAGCATCGTTAAACATTGGGGATTCCATAAACTGCTTTGGCGTTGCTGGCCTATCCCAATCACGCAGGTTAATTCCTTCTTCGGCGTACCAATCACGCGCCAATGTCCAACAATCATTGATCGCCCACGTCCACTTACGGCCAATCAACGGGGCCTTATATCCACATGGAACGTATTCGTCCCAGGCTTCGGTTTGTGGGTTGACGATGTACCAAGGCAAACCGTGCTTTTCTGCTGAAACCTTGTCAGCCTCGCTTGCTGCCGGTGGAGTCTTTGGATGGCTGTGGACAATGCCAATAATTTCTCCTTTATCGTCAGCGGCTGCATAATCCTCAGGATTAAGCACAAACATGTCTTCCATATTGTGGGCCATGTTCCGGCACATCCAATATTTCCTACGTCCCTTAACGACTACAACAAGGCCGACAGCCTCCCATGGATAACGGTCTTTTGCGTCCTGTAACGCAGTATCGCGCCATGTCATGCGAAGAACGTCCCGATGCCTGGATACCCTCCAAACGGTAGCTCTTTATTCTCGCCAAACCTGCACTCGCAACTGCTTTGTCGTTTGCCGCAAACGTCTTCGCTGTCTACAGTCGTACCAACATCATTGGCAGTAAATCGCGTAAACGTCACGCCATTAACAACCTTGCCAGGACCAACTGTTGGGTCGTAGCCGCATTCAACTGACTTGTAGACCCATTGGCAACGGCTGATGCACTGACGTTTTGGTGCGCGTACACCAGCAAGGTCAAAAGCAGACGCAAGCTCAAACTCAATTAAAGTCCGATTTTCTGCTGACTTACGATCAACGTAATAAATTTCTTTGGGGAAAATAGCGGTGCTGTCTGGAGTGCCAAACGGATTTGTTCCATTAAAATCTGTTTGAATAAAACTATCATCTTCTGCCAAAATAAAACTGCCGTCTTCTGCTAATAAATAAGCCGGAACCCCTGGAAAATTTATGGCATCTATGTAACGGGCTAATGTACGGATGCGCGTAACTTTTGCGCCTTCTAACCCATTTGGCAACGTAGCAATCAGACCCGTGATGGTGCTGAAGAGATTGCTTAGTCGTAAAGTTGGACGCGGCAAACTGCCTTGCCCTGAGTAACTAAAACCTTCGGCTTCAAGCGGGATTGCTGTGTAAAGCTGCCCGCCAAACGTTATGGCCTGAAGGCCGCCTTGGTTTAACCCGCTGAAGTAATAAGTTGTATCGACTCCATGCTGCACTGAGTCCAGCTCAAGCTGAAATAGCTCAATAACTGCTGTTGGCGAAATGCCTTGCAGCTCACTAGTGATGCCATCACTGGACTCCGTGTCGGTGTAACCGGAGTTCCAATATCCAGTTACGACGTAAGACATGCTCAGCTAGTAGTGGCTTTCACCACTGCGAATCCAATCACAATCGCTTGGCTTAACGATCCACTCGTGATGTTTCGGACGTTAATACTTGCAGAACCAGCGGCAGGTTGAGCGTTGAGCAAATAAGAACCAGCCGTTCCACCACTAACGTGATTTAAAACAATCACGTCAGTCACCGCCACCGTTGTGTTGGTCAACGTAAATGAAACAGTTGTGTTTGCACCCAATGCCGCACCGTTCATTGTGATCTGACCGCACTTCTTGCTTAGCGTTACCGCTGTGCTTTTAGACGTTGCTTGTGTAACCGTTCCACCTTGGCCGGTTGCTATATAACCGCAACTATCACGCAGGTCTGTGAAGTTGGTGTCAACCTCGGTATGGGTGAGCGGGCTGCCCTTGCTCGATCTAGTCGTGACAGTCATTACGGCTCAAAGACTTGGCGGAATGTTGCTTGTATCGTAGCTCGGTTCAGGTAGGGGATCGACTTAGTCCACTGCTCACAAACAAATTTTGAACTGCTGCCTTCTCCAGGCGGTGTGAAATTAAAACTTTCCATGTTGTTTGCTGCTCTTGCGTCTAAAAACGTTTCGATAGTGTCCGCGTCAGTTTCAGACACCTCAAACGTGAGGCTAAAACTTTTAGGGTTCTGGTTTAAACCAAACGTAAGGAATTGTTCGTAGCCATCACCAAACTGCACCTTTCGCGTGACAGGGGCGCTGCTTTTTTGCACGCCATAGGTCGGTGTAATTGAAGGGAAATCAGCCATTAGCGGGTTAACAATCCTCCAGGTCGTTTTTGCTTGATTAGCTCAGCTTGGACAGCAGCGCCAATTGCCTTGCCCAGTTGCGAAGCGTTTGGACCGTCACCCTGAACAGAAGAGCCAGAAGCGTCAACGTTCACAGTCACATTAGCGTTACCGCCCATTGCATTATTTGGGATGATGTTACCTTTCGCTCCAGGTACAAACAACTCCGGGCCACGTTCTCCAACGATATAGGGCTTGCCCGCGTTTACAGGGCCACCATCAGCCCTGAATATGTCACCAACTGCGCCAAGAATGCCACTGCCGCTGCCCTTGCCTGAGCCGCCAAAACCCCCAAGGGCAAATTTCATTAACTGGTTACTGATGGTTTTTAAGACGCCGCTGGCTACTTCACCAAGCGTTTTGGTGCCCTCCACTGCGCCCATTATCGCGTCATGGACCCCGGAGCTGATTGTATCGCCAATGCCTTTGTAAAGAGCCTCTAATTTGTCTGCCTCCTCTTGTGCTTTCTTGTCGGCTTCAAGTTGCTTTCGTTTTTCTTCTGTAATGTTGTAATTTTCTTGCAGCAAATCTTTCAGTTGCTTAACCCTTTCAGGGTCTAAAAGCTTGAACCTTTCTGCAATATCTGCTTTAGCAAAATCAAGCTCTAACAGTTTTCGTCCAGCATCAGTCGCTTCAGAATCAAGTTGATTTTTTCTAGTTAGTTGCTGAACCAACGCTGTAGCTGCCTCTTGCTGCTTTTGAAGGTCTGTTTTTTTCTCAGTTGTTGTTTTTGTTTTGCCTCCAGGTTTTGTAAGAGTATTATTTGTTTGGTTAATAGTGTTTTGAGCTGTTGGTTGTTGCACTTGGTCAGGGGTTGGTGCCCCTCCTGTTACGCCTTGCCCTAAAGCTACGGTTTCCGCAATAAATTTTTGACCACCTGAAATTTGCCCTTCGATAAAGTTTCTAATTGGCTCAGGTATTAAGTTATAAGCGTTGCGAATAAAACCTGCTACTTTTTCAAATACGCCGCCAAAAGTATTTAAAATTCCGTCTCTAATGTTCTTGGAGGCGTCTAGGGCTTTTGTTACTTGAGCCCCAATAAATTTGCCAAGTTGTATGCCAAGGCCAACGACAAAATTGCTTATGTCAAGAAAAACTCCAAGGACTTGTTGGTAAGCTTTTTCTAATTCAAACGCAACGTTGACTCCAGTTATACCAAGTGCGCTAGCAATAGCTGAGTGAATCTCTGAAACAGCTCCAATAATTGCTCTAAGTGGTGCGACGGCTGCTTTAATGGCAGCCCCAAAGACCTCAACAGTTACTGCCGCCACCTGAAATGTGCCTTTAAGCAGCACGCCAAGCTCTGAGCCGTCGGCAAAGATATTTGTAAAAGCCGTCTGCAAACGTTTCAGAGAGCCATTGATTGTGTTGCCTGCCTCGAAGGCAGCTTTGGCGGCTGCGCCCTGGGCATTGCGTTGGTTCTCCAACAGCTTATTTAGCTTGTCAAAGTCGTTTAACAACGGCTGCAAAACTGGGCCAGCCTCTGTACCAAAGGCTTTAAGAATTGCGCCCGTATCAGCTCCAGAATCCTTGATTTTTTTCAAGGTGCCGACAAAACCATCAGCTGCAATCGTGTTGGCGTCAATATTGACCCCAAACTCTTTCAGCTTTTCTCCGACTCCACCAGACGCCAACTGGGCAAAGGCTGTCTTATGTGCTGTAAATGTGACCTCTGCACCAGTACCTGTGCCAGTAATTTGGGCCACCGCTGCGTTGACCTCGTCCAGGCCAATGCCCAGGGCCGCTGCAACGGGGGCAACCTTTGCGATGTTGGCCGCATATTGACCAATAACAATCTTGCCGTCGTTTTGCGTCTGAATGAACTGGTCAGTGATGCGCGAAGCTTCTTCTGCCCCCAACCCGTAGGAGTTGAGAACTGACGTTGTGGCATCTGCCACGGTGTTTAGATCAGAAAAGCCACCAGTAGCCGCAAGGCTCGAAGCCTTCAGCACCTGCGCGGCAGAAGCTGCATCATTAAAGCCAGCAGAGGCCACGTCGTAAGCCGCCGCAGTTAGCTCAACAACGCTGGCTTGGCCCGACAGCTCACGGCTTACATCACTAAGACGGCCCTTCAATTCCTCACTGTTGACGCCAAGCGTGCGGACCTTTGCTTCCGCAAAGTCTTGCTGAGCCAACGTCGAAAAGGCAGAAGTAAGGACACCCGCCGCTGATGTCAGCAAAGCGATGGGCCCTAGAGCTGCCTTTAAAGCAGTGCCCAGGGCCGCAACACCTGGGACCGCTCCCTTTGCCGCTTTGCCAAAAAACGCAGACGCAGCGCCTGCACCTTTTGCAGATTTAGCCGCATTGTCTAATGCGCCTTGTGCGCCCTTGGCCTTATTTTTTAGCTGATCAACCTGTGCCTGAGTCCCCTTGATGGCAGACTTCGGCTGAGAAAAATCAAACTTGGCTGTAAGGACTGTTGTGGTCACATCAGCCAACTAACTTGTCCCAGCTTACCGCCGTTGCTGCTTGGCGCGATCCATTGCCTGCTGCTCCTTTTCAGCCTTCAGTTCGTGGTAGGCAGCAAAGTAAATAAGCTCCGCATCGGTCAATTCGTTGCGAAGCCTGCTTACGGTCATGCCTAATTCGCAGGCCAGGAAGAACTCAAAATAAGCCCAGCTGTCCTGCGTCAGTCGTTTTTTGCGTCTTCAATGTCAGGCTCTTCACCAAGGCCAAACAAAAACAGCTCAATCTCGTTTAACACGGATTCAGGTAGCTGCCGCTGAAGCTTATGGGCATCAGCAGCCGCAAACGCTTTAGTCCCGTCCTCAAGCTCTGCCATCTGGCACAGCATTTGTGTACTGATGTCCAACGCCTCTTCTGTACCTGCAAGGCTCTGGGCTTTCTTGCGGTCGGCGCGTGTAATTGGCTTGAAAAACAAATCAACGACTTTTTTGCCGTCAGCGTTTTTTAATTCAAATTTGCGGCGCTGGTTGAGGTCAAACGCCCCAACCAGCAGATCAACGGTGCGATTTCCAGCAGGCATTTAGACAACAGTTTTGTCATCTAAACTATAGCCTCATCACTCAAGATTAGAAGTGATGGTGCTGCTGGTGATGAAGTTGCAGGTAGCAACAACTAGTTCGCCGACGGTAGAACTGATTTCCATGTCAGTAATAATTCCGCCAAAAGAAACCGAATCAGTGCCGTTTGTGTTGCCGGTAGTGAACAACTCAAACGAAGCATCAGCAGTGTCAGGTGATTTGATGATGTCTTCGACAAACGCAGCTTGGCCCGTTGCATCTGGGTCGTAAACCAGTTCAACTGTTCCAGAGCCGGAAATCATGCTGCCAACGAATTGGCGAAAAGTGTTCCCATGAACTGTAGTGTCCAGGGTTTCTTTAGTGATTGACAGGCTCCAGCTGCGAGTACCAACAACAGTGGCAAGACTGCCGCCGCCGGTCTCAAATTCAACTGAACCAGATTCGCCTCGAAGTGTTGCCATGGTCAGAGTTCCTCGATGAATTCAAAGGTCACAGAGACCCGTGTTTGAAAGTAACCCTCTGGAGCTGGTGAAGCCAGTACCTCGGGGCCGTTAGGAGCGTCGAAGAAAACCCCCGACACGATCTCTCTATTGTAAAGGTCTCGAATTCGTTTACCAATTACCAAGTTCGCGCCAGGGCCGACGCCTTTGCCGCTGAAGATGTTGAACACGACAAGGCCCACGATCCGGTTCTGAGAATTGGTTGTAGACCCTTGGCTTAGGTATTGGTTGGCCCCAAACGTTGTTAAGCACTGCACAAATGAGCTATTAGGCGTGGGCTCAAAGGCCATGTTTTGAAAGACCACAGGGATCGCAGGACTGTTCGCTAACTCAGTGGCTAGTCGCCCTTCGATCGTGGCCCGCACTGAGTTGAGGTTTGTAGCTGCCATCAGATCTTGCCTTTCCTTTGAGCATCTTTAACAGCATCGTTGAAACGCCTTTGCGAATCAACCTGCAATTCTTTGGTGATGATTTCGGGGAAACCCGCAACCGTGCCCTGGGTGGTCTTAAAGTCGTTGCCCCATGAAGGTGGCAGGCCGGTGCCCATGCAAACCGGCTCGGCGTATTCCACGGCGTTGTGAACGTTGTAAACGTTGCCGATTGTTTCAGTGCCTGGTTGGTAGTTAATCCCCTTAGCTCCAGGAATGTTTGATCCTTTAGCCGCCGAGTATTCACCAGGTGGTTCTGAGTTGCGACTTATGGCGTTTTCACCGATCTGCCAACTTGCCCGCAACCTGCCGGTTTGCGTTGGCGTTGCTTCTTTTAACAATTTGTCGGCTTCAAACACTGTGCTTTGCGCGAAGAAGTCCCCCAGCTGGTTTAAGTAGTCGTCAACTTGATCAAAACCAATCTGCTTTGCCATCGTTAGGCCCTTAGATAAAGGTCGTAGGCAATGTCCACACCATTCAGCTCTTGCTTGTCCACCTGGACAATCTGATAAACAATGCTGCTAATCACAACGCGGTCTTTGGTCTCCGGTGCGCTAGCCACATCTGCCGCCGAAATGGTGAGCTTTTTGTCGCCCGCTTGAATCAGCTCATTGGCCTCACGGAGCGCCACTTCACTGACAACACCTTTGATCGCTGTGTCTGATTCAGACTCTGTAACCGTGCCCGTCGTGGCGTTGTAACTGCCACCAGTCACAAAGCGAATCGTGACATCACCGCCAAGAACCGTTCCCCCGATAATCGGGGCCAGCTTTGCCGCCAGGATGTCGCCAAGTGCCATTAAGCCTCGTAAGCAATGATGGTGCCGCTGGTAAGGGTGATGCTGGTGATAATCAGCCCCTCAATACAGGCGGCTGTATCAAACTCAATCGCCTCTTTAGTAGCTGAGCCGTTTTCTGTGATGTTGGTGGCTGTCATTGACGCGATTACAGAATCTTCAAGCGCCATGATCTTGAAAAACTTGCCGGTGTGCGCGGCTGTGTTTGTGATGATCGTGGCCTTGGCCGGCGTGTATCCATAGCCCATAATCAGCTCCGTTTGACAGAAATGTTGCCTGGTCCGCTAATCCTAAGCGAATGAAGATATCTTTCAAACATGGGCGGCACGCGATCAGCTCCCACTGAGCCGGTCTTATCAGGCACGACCGAAATGCTGCCCACCTGAATGCTCTTGAAGTCCTCAAGGCCGCCCAGGCTGATGCCGTCTTTGTTGCTGTGCAGGTAAACCGCTAGCTCAATCTGAGCGTGTTTAATCTGCGACGGAATCTCTGTATCGGTGAAGAAATCGTCGGCGATACGAAACGGAAATCCCGTTGCGTAAGTATTGATATACGTCGAAGGCTTTCTGACACCTGTACGCGGCCACTCAAGCGCCTGCGTGTCGGTTGCCTTGGCCCCTAGAAATCTTTCGCGGTCAAGCCGTTGTGT